TTAAAAACGATGATCATTTGGTAAAATTAACTGCTATAGTGCAACGTTACATATCAACTACACAGACTATATCAGGAGCAGATTCTTTATTGTCGGATGAAGAAAAAAGACAGTTAATACAAATTGCAGAAACTACTTTGACTCATGAGCTTGAAGATGAAATGAATAAGATTGAAGAAGATGAACGAGTTTTAACACAAAAAATTGCAGAAGCAAAATCAAAACTAAAGGACAATAACGATGCCGATGCATAGCAACGTGCAATTTGATATTGCAGAAGTTTTAACTACGCCTACAACATTTCAATATTCTGAAAGTAAAGCTAATTCAGGATTATATAAGTTTCGTTGCAGGTCATGTACTAGACATACGCGTGTTAAAGAATATGATGTTGTTCCTATGGATCTCCATGATATAAAACTTCCTGTTGTTGGAGAGTTATTGTTAGTCGCACGGACTATTAATAAAACAAGAAATCAACAAAATGATTTTGAACGTGAATCTTGGTATTATATAAAAACATTGAATATCAAGAGTGGTATAAATAATAACATTGGATTTGTAACTAAACTTGCTGGAGAAACAGATGATACTCAGGAAGAAAAAATTGGTCAAACATTCAATGAAAAATTCATAACTTCTCCATTACAAATATTCGAAGGCGATTATGTGCATCAAGGTAGATTTGGTCAAAGTATTCGTTTTGGAAGCACTATCTCTACTGTACCAGAACAATATTATTATAAGTCACCGAATTGGTTAGGAGACAATGACGGCGATCCTATTATACTCATATCTAATGGTCAAAAAAATCTAGAAAATAAAGAATTTGTTGTTGAAGACATTAACCAAGATAATAGTTCTTTATATTTAACAAGCACGCAAAAAATTCCTATAGTATTAGGTAATGAAGATCAACCAAATTCTTTAACTGGATGTATTACTACTAATGGCAAAGAATCAGATTATATAGGTTCTCAATTATTAGGAGTATCCGATCGTGTTATTTTAAAAGCTCGAACCGACTTAGCAGTTATAGATTCTCCGATAGGAATTGTATTAAATTCTACGGGACAAATAAAACTAGGAAGCGAAGATGCTAACGTAAGTATGGTACATGGTGATGTTTTATTACAAATTTTGCAATTGATACTTACACAATTTTCAAAATCAATTGGAGGTAGATTTTATTTTGATAATTTAACGCAAACAAGATCACCTATATCAGAAGCACAAAAGTTATTACAAGAACTTTTAAGTTCAAAATATTTTATAAATAAAAATACATATTAATTATGGCAGTTTCACCACCTTTAGACAAAATAACAAAATTACCAGCATTTGCTGTTGATATTGCACAAGTACAATTAAATTTATTAATAGATCGAATATTAGAAGAAATGCGTGAAGTAATACGAGATGTAGCAATTCTTCCTATAGATATTGATTGTGAAGATCCTCGTATTAAAAAAACTAAAAAAACACTAACAGACATTCAGAGTAATTTAGAAAAAGTACAAGAAAATATTCCTAAAATACAAAAATTAGCAGGACAAGTAAAACAAGCTATACAGATAGCTGTAGGTATAAAAAATGCAATTGCAATAGCACAATTATCCAATCCTATAACTGTTTCTTTGTATATTGCGGCTACTATTGAACAACTTCAAGATGAAACAATAACAAATGCAATCGATGCAATTACACCACTTGAAGCATTACCAGAACAAGCTTTACAAAAATTAACAACATTGATTCCTCCGTTACAAGAAGCTATTGCAAAATTAATACCTGTATGTAATGGGGAAGATTTAAACTTAGATTTTCCAGTAGCAAGAAGAGATGATGACGGTGCAGATGGAGATAGTGGAGATAGAGATAGTGGAGATGGCGATGGTAGTGGCAATCAATTTCCTCCTGGTTTTGATTACAATAGTTTATTACCTTCAAAGTTCTATCGAGATGTAAATGTTTCTGAAATTGATTTAGATCAAAGATCAGATGCTATACAACAATTGTTAGAACAACAACAAAATTTATTAACATCATTATTAGAATCACCAAGTCAAGTTTATAAACAAGACGGACCACCGCCAAATAATTTAGGAAAAGCTGGTGATTTTTATATTGATACACAAAACAATATACCATATGGACCGAAACCATCAGACACTGCTTGGGGAGGACCTTTAAATTAACATCATACATATTTATATTAAAAAAGAATACATATGGAATCTAAAGCACTTGTAAAAGCACTTAAAACAGCCGTACGTGAGGTTATTAAAGAAGAATTAACAGATATTCTTCGTGAAGGATTACAATCCACAGTTACAGAATTAAAAACAGAGTCAGTGAAAAAAACAATTACACCACCGGCTCCTAAAAGAAAAAAGAAAACCATGTTTACCAGAAATAATTTTTCTGACATATTAAATGAAACAGACGTGTTGCGAGAGTCGACCCCATCATATTCAGAATTGATGACTGAACCAGCAATGTCGTTTAATTCAAATGATGCTCAAGGATTTGGAATGATGCGAGGAAACGCAACTCCACAGATTATGGAAGATCCTGAAACTGGTAAAAACATGAAAGTAGATCCTGTTGTTGCTAAAGCACTAACAAGAGACTATCGAAGTTTAATGAAAGCTATTGATAAAAAGAAAGGTAAATAATGGCATACCGGATTCAAACGATTGATGATGTTACTACTAAATCTGAAACAGGTTTAGGAGTACAACTGTCTTTCAATAATCCTGGAATATTTAAAACATTATATACTAGTAATGATCAAGCAAAAGCTAATATCAGAAATTTATTGTTAACAAGAATTGGGGAACGATACAATCAAGTTAATTTTGGAACCAATTTATTAAACATAGTTTTTCAACCGAATACGCCGGAAACAAAAGAATTAATTAACACTGAAATAACATCAGCTTTATCTTTCTGGTTACCGTATATAGTAATAGAAAATTTAGAAATATTAACAGTAGATGACGATCCTACATTGTTACATACTATAAAAATAACTTTATCTTATACTGTCGACGGATTTAGTACTGATAAAATTACTATTATAGCAAATGAAGATTCTACTATAACAATTGAATAATTATGGATATAAAAAAAGACATAACATATATTGGTAAAGATTTTGGTCAATTTAGAAAAAATTTAATTGACTTTACTAAACAATATTTTCCTAATTCATATACTGATTTTAATGAGTCATCACCTGGAATGTTGTTTATGGAAATGGCTTCATATGTTGGAGATGTTTTATCATATTATGCTGATAATAATATAAAAGAATCATTATTAGAACAAGCGTCAGAGCGAGCTAATATTTTTGATATTGCAAAAAGTTTAGGATATACACCAAAAAATTCTATACCTGCTTATGTTGATTTAGATGTGTTTCAATTAGTACCTTCTATAGGTAGTGGAGATAATGTACGTCCAGATTATGATTATGCATTAACAATTAAACCCGGATTTCAAATTAAACAAGAGTCAGGACTTGCAGTTTTTAGAACATTAGATTCTGTAGATTTTGCTTATTCATCTAGTAGTAGTCCAACAGAGGTTACTATATATGAGACAGATGATGCTACAAGTCAACCAATATATTATTTATTAAAAAAGAAAGCACGAGCAGTTTCCGGAACAGTTAAGACTACAAGTTTTACATTTGGTACTCCTATTGCATATGACCAAGTAGTTTTACCTGATAGAAATATCATTGATATTATTTCAGTTGAAGAATCAGATGGTGATAATTGGTATATGGTTCCTTATTTAGCACAAGATACTGTGTTTGAATCTATACCTAATTTAGCAGAAAATGATCCAGAATTATCTGTGTTTAGAAGTTCCGCTCCAAGTTTGTTAAAGCTACGAAAATCATCGAAAAGATTTATTACAAGATTGCGTAGTGACAATTTATTAGAAATGCAATTTGGAAGTGGTGTTTCTGATAATAATGATGAAGAAGTTATTCCTAATCCAGACAATGTTGGTAACGGATTAGCAGGATTTAGAAAAAATGTTGATGTTGATATCGATCCTTCTAACTTTTTATATACAAGAACATATGGACAAGCTCCTTCTAATACAACACTTACTGTTAAATATACTACCGGTAATGGTATATCAGATAATGTCCCTGCTAATGTATTAACAGAAATAGATTTTATAGAATTTGAAGATGATGTGAATAGCACTAATAATGCAAGTATTGTTAATTTTGTTAAATCTTCTGTTTCAGTAAATAATCCTGGACCAGCTTCTGGAGCAAAAAATCAAGACACCTTGCAAGACATTAAGAATAATGCATTAGGAAATTTTGCAACACAGAATAGATTGGTTACAAGAGAAGATTATATAATACGAGCATATTCAATGCCGGCAAAGTTTGGAAGTGTTGCAAAAGCATATATTGTTCCAGATGATCAAATATTACAACAAGAACAAGTTGAACGTCGTATACCAAATCCTTTAGCAATGAATCTATATGTTTTAGGATTTAATTCAAGCAAACAATTAGTAGAATTAAATAATGCAGTCAAAGAAAACTTAAAAAACTATTTAGGATATTATCGAATTTTAACTGACGCAGTTAATATAAAAGATGCTTATATAATTAATTTAGGTGTTGATTTTGAAATAACGGTTATTCCTAATTATAATAGCAATGAAGTGTTATTAAAATGTATTAATGCTTTAAAAACATATTTTGAAATTGATCGTTGGCAAATCAATCAACCTATAATCAAATCAGATATTGTAAATACTATAGGAAACGTTAAAGGAGTTCAAACCATTGTTTCTACAAGAATTAAAAATTTGTATAAATCAGAAAATGGATATTCTGGAAATTTATATGATTTAGAAACTGCTACTCGTAACGGAGTAATTTATCCTTCATTAGACCCTAGTGAATTCGAAGTAAAATTTCCTAATCAAGATATACGAGTCAGAGTCGTAAGTTCTTAACATCT